CCCTCCTTCATTTCTTAAAAAATATATTGGTTAGGGACGTACCACGTAGATGGTATAGACCCTGGGTGATTTGCCCGTGTCGCTGGCGGTGACGGTGAGCAGCGTAGTCGTGTTGGCATCTCCGACCGCAATCTCGCCGGACTGTACCCCGGTGGTCAGGTTGTGACTGACGCCGAGGCAGCTCGCCACGATGGTAACGGCAGCCTCCTGGGTGACAGTGATTTTGATGTACGAGCTATCCGTATCGATGGTCAGTGAATAGGTATACGTATCGTCCGCGAGAGCGGGTATGCTGGTCTTGGCGCCCGCACTGTCTTCGAAGTCCATGCCGCTGAGGAAGTCCGAGAGCATCACGCCGAGGACCGGCTTACCGGATACCTTGAGCGTAGCGCTGAAGCCCACCTTGCCGTCGAAGGGCGTGTCGGTTCCCAGATCCTTGACCACGGCGCTGAAGGTCCAGGTGGTTCCGTTGACGAAGGTCATGATGAAGGTCTGCACGGTACCGGCCTCGTAGTCTTCATCCAGTCCGGCCTGGCCGTCGATATCGCCCGGGATGAAGTTGCCTTCGATGCCGACCTCCCCTCCATCTTTGAAGCCTCGGATGAACTCGCGGTAGGAATCGGGACTGCCGAAGTTGGTAACGTCTATGGTGTCGGCGCTTTTCTTAGGTCCCGAAAGTTTGGTAAGTTCTGCGATAGGATGGCCGTCCCGGGTTAAGCTCGTCCCGTAGCCAGCGATCGCTTGAGTAACTGGGCTCATAGTTTTACCTCCTGAATTTATTAGTTGATGGTGAACATATAATCCGCGATGGACTGATACAGAAGACCCTCCGGTTCGTAGCTGTCGGTTTCGAGTTCCTTGAATACCGAGCCGACCGAAAGCCCTCCCATGACTCCCCTGAAACCGGAAAGCTCCGCCTCCAGCTGGGCGATAACAGCTCTGGTCGAGGCGAAGGTTCCCGAGACAGCGGTGAACTGCACGCGGCAGACGGAGAGGCCGCTGGGTCCTTCGAGGGTGTAATCCGGAACGTCGGATATCCGGGTAAAGACAAGATACGGAGAGGGGACGTCCTGCGGAGCCACGACGGCATAGACGCGGCTCCCAACCAGCGTGACATTGGTTTTCAGCCAGGTGTAGAGTTCGCTTTCGAGGCTCATTTTTTCACGCTCTCCTCAATGAGTTTCCACAGCTCATGGATGATGCGGGACAGAACCCAGTCCTTGCTGCTGTCCCAGGCGTTTCGCATGACCGGGTTGGCCGGCATCGGGCCGTAGTAGCGCCCTTTGTACTTGCCCTTCTTGGCGTAGCGTCCGGGCGAACCGAACTCAACCAGCCAGGCATGGGGCGCTTTCTTGCGGTCGAAGCCCGCCAGGGCGCTGCGCGGTTTGCCGACGCCGAGGGAGGCCAGGTATTTAGCAACGAGTGATTTCTTAAGGTTGCCCGTAGGGCCGACGGGTGCATTCAGTTTGGCCGTGTCCCTGACGGTCTGGGCACCCTCGAGCAGGAGGGGCTCCACCTTGTCGGCGGCGACGCATTTGGCCAGCTTACGCATCTCCGCCTTGAGCTCGTCGATACCTTCGACGCTTATGGAAATGCCATCAGGCATCAGTCGAGCGCTTCCTTGTATAAGATTTGCGTCTCTGACTTTTGCTCGTCTGCGATGATGGAGGTGATGAGGAAGATGCGCGAGCCGTACTTGACGCGCATAATAGGCAACAACCCGGCGACGTAGCGTATATGAATGATGCCGGTGGTGTCCGCGTTGGCCTGCTTGGCCTGGAACAGCTTGTGGGCCGTCAGGGGTTCGATGTAGCCCCACACTACGGCGAAGGTATTCCACGTATAGGTGACGCCTCCCGAGGCGTCGCTGCCCGTCGTGGGGGTTTCTATGGTTACGCGGTGCCGCAGCTTCCCGATATCCAAGCTAGTCCTCCATGCCCCACATGAAGCACATATATCCGTCGCACAGAGCACTTACGGCGAAGGGCATCTCGCCCTGGACCTGGCTGTTGACCATTACGGCGCGGTTCTCGTAGAGGTGCCCCACCAGGAGCAGGATGGCCTGCTTGAGGGATTGCGGAGCGGCATCTGCCAGTCCCCAACCCGCTACATAGCGGATGCGCACGGCGCCCGAAGACGCAAGAGAAACCGAGGGCCAGCTCAGGCCGTAGGCCGGAGTGACGAGACCCGGGTTACCGTCGGTATTGACGCAGTAGTCTCCGGCGTCCATGGTATGGACCACGTCCGCCGAGTCGGTGTACTTGATACTGGTGACCGACTGCAAAGGTGGCCTCGGCACCTGGATAGCTTCGCAATCGTCGGGAAATTGGCTGATGACGTACTCCAGCGTCTGTGTGCATAGAGCGCAGTGAGTCAGCACGTTCTCGATGTGCTCGCGCGCCGCCTGGATGAGGCCGGAGATGAGAGTGTCTTCCGCCGCACCGTCAACGCGCAGGTGCAGTTTGGTTTCGGTGAGGCTGACGGGTTCGACGGCGGGCGGGGTGATTACTTTCAAGGCCATGAGAGCCTCCTGTTATTTGCGCTTTTTGGCTGCGTGCTTGATTGCTGCGGAGGCCTTGTTTTCCTCGGGGAGGACGTTCTTGTCCTCGATGACGGGAGCGGAAGGAGTGTTGGCGGGCTTGCCGCAAACAGAGCAGACCAGCAAGCCTCCGGCGAGCTTAAAATACTTACACTTGCACTGCATTTTGTTTCCTTTAGGCCACGCGGATACCGGATATCATGACGTCGCAGGCGGGAGAGTCGTTACCGCCTCCGTCAGTCTCGGTGACCGCCAGGTTGGTACCGGCCTCGACGTCCCATTGAGCATCGTCGATCGTGCCGGCGCGGGCGATGGTCTTGTCGCCGCCAGCGATGGAGATGGCATCGGTAATGGCCGTTGAAACATTCTTGACTGTGATAGTGTCGCTCGTCGTTCCCGCCGCTTTGTTAATCACCAGGACGTCGGTGACGCGAGTTTTGTGGGTCAGGAGGACGTTGACGGTAGCGGTGGCTCCGCCCGCCATGGCGACGCGGTGAACTACCGGGAGGCCGCCGATGACATTGCCGTCGGCCACGACCTTGGCCACCAGACCGGTGAGCGAAGCGGCAGCGATGCCAGCCTCGACGATCGGCGAGCCCTTGGTATTGTCGGAATGGTCATGCACACCGATTTTATGCACGTGGTCGACCCGGGAGGCGGACGCGCTCACGCCGACGACGTTGGCCGCTGCGGTGCCGCTAGCCGCCATATCACCGACCAGACCATAGGCGACTGTCGAAGCGGTCAATTGCGTCCACGTGGGCGAAGCCAGGGTGTTCGTGTTCTGATAAATGGTTCCGTTGGTTGTATCGATAAGCAGGTCGCCCTTGGCGGCGATGGCGGCATAAGTGCCGGAGACCCCATCAGTAGGAACTCCGGCGTTGCGCCACGGGCGCTTCCGGCTGCCCTCGATGATGAGGGAAGTCTCGCCGCTGTCAGGCGGGATGCCGAAGACCAGCAGCAAGGGCAGGGTGAGGATGAGCGTGAGCATCCTGAGCAGTTTGTGCTTCATGTTTTTCTCCTGAAACAGGAGGAGGCGGGATTTTAATTCCCCGCCTCCCGGTGTTTTCGACTTTTTACGTTTAGATGCCGGTGATCTTGGCGAAGGCCGTGATGCGGGTGTGCACCATGGCGCAGCGCAGGGTTGCCAGGACGGCCAGTTTGCCCTTGACGAAGTAGTCGCTGTAGCCGGAGCTCATTTCGACCTCGACGCCGCGGCGCATGGCCAGGAAGGAGAAGTTGGCATAGTCGCCGCAGAGGGCGGTGTTGACGGTGACGGCGGTGGTGATGGTCACTGGGACGCCCCACATGCGGGTCGGTCCGGTGTCAGTCGGGTTGCCGAAGATGTAGATGCCGTCGGCGGTGCGCAGCAGGCGAATGTCCTGCCAGTCGGTGGGGTTGATGAAGAGATCGCTGGGTTCGGTGAAGCCCACGGTGCGCACCAGGTCGAAGGCCTTGTAGATGGCGTCGGGGGTCGGGTCGGAGCCCTTGGCCTGAGCCTGCAATGCCGCCAGGTGAAGCGTGCCCATCAGGGAAGGTGTAGAACCGGAGCCTTCCAGGATCTGCTTGTCGAGCTTCTGGCGCACCATGAAGGTGAGACGGTTGGTGAGATAGGCCTCAGCCATAGGAACGTCCTCAAGCTGTACCTTGGAGACCGGCACGAAGGTGCCGATTTCCTCGACCTCATCTGTGGTCGCGGTCAGGGCCAGCGCAGACTCGGCAGCGGCGTCGCCTTCCGCCTTTTCAGCGGCGGAGTTTGTGAAAGTGCTCTCCAGCATGTAGACCACGCTGTTCTGGGTGGTAGGGTAGATGGGGATGCGGTCGATGACGGCGATGGGCCTGGTGGGAGAACCCACGAAGCCCGGCATGCGCAGGTTCTCGGGCGCCCAGCCGGAGGTGGTGAAGAAGTTGGCTTTGGCTTCGGCGTCGAGCAGGGTCGACTTGGGGTCGACGTCCAGCATGACGGGGTTATGCTCCGCTTTGAGAGCCCCGCTCTTCATGATGAGCTGCCCGATGGTTTTAACGGCGGGCGCGGGATTGCCGCGGAGGTCGGGTTCGGCTGCCAGTTTGGCGCCGTCATCAGCGGCCTGGCGCGCGTGCTTGAGGGCGGAGATGGTCTCGAATTCCTTATGCAGGTCTTCGAGTTCATGCTCCATGGCGCCCACTTTGGC